CTTCTCCTACTTCAATAGAAATAGAAGGTGGTAAGTCTCTAGTTTTAATAGAGACTTTTAAACCATTTCTTATTAATGTAGTAGAGTCAAGATTTTCTTTAAATTTTCCTGACAATTTTGGATTACTTTGTACTTTTGTTATTACTGCTTTAAGTTTTACTCCTGACAAGTTAATTTTTTCAGCAAAATCTGTAAAAAAGGTCTTATCAATATCATCTTTAAAAGTGTTATTCATTTTTTGTGCCTTTTTTAGGTGTCTTTGCTTCTTTTAATCCACCAACATTAGTTTCTTCTTCTGAGTTAGTTCCCTCATTATCAGCTGTTTCTATTTCGCTACTAACGAACTCAGCAGCTCCTAAATCAATTAATCTTTGAGTTTCTTCTTCAGCAATTTCAAATTCTTCTCCTGGTTTATATAATGTTTCTTCAACTCTTATATTTTCAATAGCTCTCATTTTTTTCATATCTCATCACTTCCTTATAGTACAGTTGCAATGAACCAAGATTTTACATCTTCACGAGGTACACATAAAGGTCTTGAAAAATATTGTAATTCTTGATCTTCACTAGTATCAGGTTCCCATTTTCTAACAACTTCTTTTTTAACCATTAATTTTGCTGTTTGTCCTTGTTCTGGTCTTAATGCCATTGCTCCGTATCTAAAAGCAAAACTTTTAGCCTTTACTCCTATACAAGTTTTAGCAGGAATAACTTGTTCCTCATTTTCTGTTTCCATATCTTTGTACCAATCAACAAAAGAATAAATAGTTAAACCTAATGTTGGAAGATATGCTATTTCTTTTCTTCCATCATCATTCTCTGCTTTTGAATCTTCTACACGGACATAATTTGCATGTCTCATATTTAAATATTCTTTCACCTTTTCATTCTTTAAAAATGCTCCAGCAACATCAGGTGAAACTATTACTGTGTCTATTACAACACCAGTTTCTTTTTGAATTTCAGTTTGTTTTTTTTCTAAATATTCAATTGGGTTACAATTAGGACTACTAAATAGGTCATTCCCAGTTAGAATTTCCTTATTTATATCTCCATATTTAATTCCTGCTGTTCCAGATTCCATAGGACAAACACCAGTTCTTAATGTTTCTATTAACATCCATTGTCTTGTTCTAAAACCTATTTCTTTAAATTTTCTCATTGTATCTGCAAGCATCATTTTTCCAGCTTCTATTGGATTATCATATTCAGTTTGTCCAAATTGTTGTTCAAATAAAGCTTCTGCTTCATTTACAGCATTTAATTTTATATATGGTGGTTCAACTACTTGAACTGAAAATGCTTCTTTTCTAATAAAAATTCCATTTTGTCTTTTTCCAACTAAAGGAGCTTTTTCTCTTCCAGCTTCTCTAGTATGTATTTCAAATTTTTGGGTTTTCTCTGCTGTCTCCTGTCCAACTAATAAGCCATATAAAAAATTCTTTGGTTTTTTTGTTTGTGAAACTATATCTGTCAATGTCTTTAAGTTAAATATTTTTGTTGCCATATTTCCTCCTATTTATCCAATCATTATTAAAAGTTTTCTTGCTGCTCTTTTTACTTCAGCTTTATCTTTACCATTAAAATCTACATATTTTTCATTAAAAGAACCTGTTAAATATATAGTGTTTTTCTTATCATTACTATCAGCAGTAAAATCATCTGTTACTACACCATATATTTCAGCAGCAGTAGCTAGTTTTTTAACTTTTCCAGCTGTTGTTAGTTCCACCAAATCTCCCATTTTATATTCTCCAGCTTCAAATTCCACTTTTTCTGTGTAAAATGGAAACTGTAAATCTCTTTTCAAATTACTTGTTTCATGTATTTCTTTTTTACTTTTCATATTTCCTCCTAATCTTCATTTGCCATATTTACAATATCAGCTATCAAATTTTTTGTATTATCAGTTTGTCCAGGTGTTCTATTGTCTATTTCTATTTGTTTACTTTCTTCTCTTCTAGTATTTAAAATATCAGCAGGACTTTTATTTTCAGGAACTTTAGTTTTTTCTTCTGTTCCTTTGTTTTCAATAAATTTTGCTAATACATCTTCAACAATATCAGCTTTTGATTTACCAGATTTCTTAGCTGCATCTATAATTTCTTTACATTTGCCTTGTGTTTGTTCATTAAGTGCATCTAAGTCATTTATTCTTTTTCTTTCCTGTGCTATAGCCTCCTTTCTTATATCTTCTACTAATTCTTTATTTTGAGCTTCTAGCTCCTGCATGTTTTTTGCTCCCATGCTCTCTCCTCCTTTTTTTTCAGTGTTTCCACTGTTAATAATTTGTTTATCTCTTATTTTAAAGTTTTCCAAGTTTGAAAATTCAGAATTTTTAATATCAAATACAATTTTTTCTGTTGCAAATCCTTTTTCAATAGCTTGATCAGCTGTAAAATAAGTTTCTGTATCCATTAATGCCGATATTTCTTCTCTGCTTAAATGAGATTTTGTAACATAAGCATTAATAATTGTGTCTTTCATAATATCTAAAATAGCTGCTGTTTTTCTTAATTCTATTGCATCACCAGCTAATGCAGTAATTGGGTTGTGTATCATCATAGTTGCAACAGGACTCATTGCTATCTTATCTCCTGCCATTGCAATAACAGATGCTATTGATGAACATTGTCCATCTATATAAACATTTTTTACTGCTTTATGTCTTTTCAAGGCACTATAAATTGCACACCCTTCTGTTACAGAACCTCCTGGACTATTGATATAAAGATTTATAACATCTATATCATTTCCAAAATTTTCAAGTTCTTTATATACCTGGTCTGCACTTACAGGCTCATCAAACCAAGAAAAGCCCCCAATCTGACCATATATTTGAATATTTAATTCATTTTTATTCTTTCTTGCTTGGTTTAATATTTCCATCTAAGCCAACCTCCTTTTTCTTTTTATTTTCTATTGCTAATTGATCTAAATTTTCATTCCAATCACTACCATTTAATTCAGTAGCTTCTCTTTCTCTTGTTGATAATCCATTATTTATTTTTACTACTGATGCTGTAACTTCTTTTACAGGGTCTATTTGTCCAGGTGAATTTCCATACCAAACAGCTCCTAAATATGCTTTTTTGGCTATTGGATTTTCTAAAAAACCTGGTAAATCTATATAACCTTTTAGGACTGCCTCTTCTATCACTTGCTCAAATATAGGCTGACAAAACTTTTTTGCTAACCATTTTCTCCTTCTACGATACATTTTCCAAACTTCTAAAAGAGCTGCTCTTGAAGCAGAATAACTGGCATTAAATGCAGCTAATAAAACTTCAAATGGAATTTCTAAGGCAGTTCCTATTTGTTTAAGCATTGCATTAAAAAAGACTTCAAACCTTGAATTTGGTCTATTTGGATTTGCAAAAACTAAATCTTGTCCTGGTTCCAATACTCCAAAGTTTCCATACCCCATACTTAATTCAGTTCCTTCATATTTTTTTCCCTGATCTCCATTAGGTTTTTTAAATTTATCTTCTCCAACACCTAAAACTTTTCCAGTATTTCCTGTATTGTTGTCTTGTTTTATAAAAGCAGTAAACATTGCACTAACAACTGCATTCATAAGTTCAGCATTTGTAAATCTTGATAATTGAGATAAAATTTCTAAAACAGGTGCTAATAAAGGAACTCCTCTTAATTGATTTACTCTCTCTTTTTCATTGATTTTTAGTATTTGTCTTCTACCTGTTGAATCAAAGACAGGTATTCTAGTATATTCATTGTGCCTATCTTTAAAATGATATGCTATTATTACTCCATTTTTATCTGTTTCAACACCTTCATATAAGTAGTCATTACTTTCTTGTGCTTCACAGTTAGCAGAATCTAAAAATTGAATTTTTAAATCAAATAGTTCTCCTTTTCTTTGATGATACGGAAGATTTATAAAACATTCTCCATCCATTAAATAAGTAATCATTGCTAAATCCTGCAAAAAATCAAATGTGTCCTCACCTTGAAAATCACATTCAACACTATCTGCCCATA